CCTCAACGCTAATTTCCGACCCAATAACGAAAAAACGGAGTGAACATGGGACGCCGCGGCCGCCTGCCTGACCCCAACTCGAAGAAGTCCCGCGCCGCCCTGGCCCGCGCGAAGCAGCTCGAGGCCGTGACGCCGCGGGCCGACTCGCCGTCCGCTCCACCGGCCAGCCTCAAGCCGCCGGCCTGCCTCGCGGCCGACTCAGCCGCCATCGGCTTCTGGAATCGGAACGCGCCGATCCTGATCGCGGACGGCCGCCTGACCGCGGACCGAGTCGACGCGTTCGCCCTGCTCTGCCAGCTCCACGCCGACGCCGGCCGCCTGGCCGAGCAAGTCGCGGCCGAGGGATGGATCACCGCCACCGATAAGGGCCAGGCCGCCAGCCCGGTCGCGAAGCTCCTCCGTGACTCGCGGCGCGACTGGGTCACACTGGCCCGGGACTTCGGTCTGACCGCGGCGGCCGCGGCCCGCATCCCGCAGGAGCCACCAAGTGGCGAAGAAGAAGGCGGCGAAGAAGAAGCCCTCCTCCGGCAGCTCTCGATCCGCGGCTAATCCGAAGAAGCGGCCGGAGCACGTTCCTGGGTATCAGTGGGACGAGGCCGCGGCCGACGCCCCGGTCCGGTTCATCGAGCAGCTCTGCCGCCACCCGGACGAGCGCGGCGGCGAGCCGCAGAAGATCACGCTCATCGACTGGCAACGGGACCAGGTCCTGCGGCCGCTCTTCGGCTGGCGACGACCCGACGGCCGCCTCCGGTTCCGGCGGGCCGGGATCTTCGTCCCGAAGAAAAATAGGAAGAGCTCCCTGATGAGCCAGTTGTCTCAATATCTGATCACCTGCCACGCCCCAGCCCAGGACGTGTTCCTCGCAGCGAACGACAGGCTACAGGCGCGGACGATGTATCGCATGGTCCGGCAGTCGGTCGAGGCATCGCCCACGCTGTCGAAGCTGCTCGAGGTCGTGGACTCGCGGAGCATCATCCGCAACCGAGAGACCGGGAAGGAGATCCGTTGCCTGTCGTCCGACTCGTGGCGGAATGAAGGCCTGAACGGCTCGGTCATCCTGGACGAGATCCACAGCTTCCGGACGCCGGACCTCGTCGACGCGTTGATCTACGCCACGCGTGGCACGGCGAACGGACTCGTCATCTCGATCTCGACGGCTGGCGACAACCGCAACGGGATCGGCTGGCGCTGGTGGCAGGACTGCGAGCTCTCGATCAAGGATCCCAAGGTGAACCCGACGTTCTATGGCCTGATCTACGCGGCCGCCGAGGATGACGACTTCTCCGACCCGAAGGTCTGGCGGAAGGCGAACCCGTCGATGGGCGTGGCCTTCCCCGAGGACGAGTTCGCAGCCGACTACCAGGACGCGTGTACGGACGGCCGGAAGATGTCGAAATTCCTCCGCTATTCCTTAAACGTCTGGCAGCAAGCCGACGCCCGCTGGTTCCACGGCGACGCCTTCGCGAAGTGCCGGAAGGATCCGCCGCAGCCGCTCGACGGCCGGCCCTGCGTCGTGGGCGTGGACCTCGCGAGTAACCTCGACATGACGGCGGCCGCGTTCCTGTTCAAGAACGACGACGGCTCCTTCGACTGCGAGATGCGCTACTGGGTTCCGGCCGACACGGCCGAGGAGCGCGAGCGAAAGGACAACGTCCCGTATTCGACCTGGATCCGCGAGGGCTGGCTCACCGTCACCGACGGCGCACGCCTGGACCATGAGGCCGTCGCCCGCGACATCGTGGCCTATGGGGCCGATCACAACATCGTGGCGGTCGGGGCCGACCCGTGGCAGGTCGGGCCGCTCGCGACGTTCCTCGAGCGGGAGAGCATCAAAACAAAGGGCGTCCAGCAAAACACGCGGACGATGAACGCGCCGTGCAAGCAGCTCGAGGGCCTGGTCCTCGAGGGCCGGTTCCGATACACGTCGCCGATCCTGGCGTGGAACGCCAACAACGTATGCCTGTACTCGGACGCGACCGACTGCGTGAAACCGGACAAACAGAAATCTACCGAGAAGATCGACGGCATCGTCGCGGTGTGTAACGCCCTGGCGATGGCGATGACGAGCGACGAGGAGCTCTCGACGCCGTCGCTCGACGACTACCGGATCCGCGTCCTGTAGGGCCTGGCGAACGTCGCCGGATCGCCCGGTCGGCCGATCATGGGAGCCCGCCGCGCCTCACCTGGGCGCGGGCCTCACGGGCCGCACGATGCCAGCCAAAAAGGCCGCCCCGAAACGCACGCGTCGCCCTCGTGCCGTCGCGACGCCAGCCCCGCGAGTCGTGTCCCTGCGTGGGAGCCTGTCCGGCTCGCAGCCGTGGGGCGGCTACGCGTCGGCGTCGATCGGCCCCGAGACCGCGGTCCGCGTCTCGTCGATCTTCGGCGTTGTCCGCTGGATCGCCCAGGCCGTCGCGGTCTGCCCGCTCCAGGTCATGCGGGAAATGCCGAGCGGCCGCCGCGAGAAGGCCGATCTCCCGGCCGCGTACACGCTGCGGAAGCGGCCCAACCGCTGGCAGTCAGCGTTTGACTTCTACTGCCTCGAGGCCTACTGGACGGCCCTCCACGGCAACGGATACGCGAGGATCATCCCCGGCGAGCGCGGATGGATGACCGAGGTCCGACCGATGCACCCGTCGCGGGTGAAGGTCGACCAGCTTGACGACTACTCGCTCCGCTACCAGTTCTACAACGACCGCGGCGTCTGGGAGACGCTCTCCCAGGACGAGGTCCTCCACTGGCGATGGATCTCCGACAACGGCATCGTCGGACACGCTCCGTCGGAGATGTGCTACACGTCGATCGCCCTGGCCCGGAAGCTCGACACCGCGGCGACCGCCTTCTGGGACAACTCGGCCCGGCCCGACCTGGTCCTGGAGACCGACGAGAAGATCCCGGACGAGGCGGTCGACAGCCTGCGGCGGGCGCTCCAGGAGGTCTACGGCGGCGCCAGCAATCGCGGGAAGGCGGCGGTCCTGCCGAAGAAAACGCGTCTAAAGCCCATCGAGTCCAACTCGATGGAGGCGAACCAGTTTCAGGAGCTGCGGGACGCGATCCTCCCCGACGTATGTCGCCACTGGGGGGTTCCAAGCACACTCCTGGGGGACAGCCGCATGGCCCGCTGGTCCAACGTGGAGCAAGAACACCTGTCAGCCCAGGTCTGGTGCCTCCTGCCTTGGGCGCGTCGCATGGAGTCGCCGATCGACATGGCCCTCCAGCGGGTCTACGGCGACGAGGTGTATTGCAAGCTCGACACCCGCGGGATCCTCCGCGGCGACACGGCGGCCCGCGCGGCCCTGTATCAAGCGCTCTGGAACATGGGCGCGATCACGCCAAACGAGATCCGCGACCGCGAGGACTTCGACCTCCTCGAGACGGAGGCCGCGAACCAGACGTTCGTCCAGCTCGGCTTCTCGACCCTCGACGCCGCAGCCAGCCAGGCCGGGGCCGCGGGCGGCGAGCCGCCGGCGGCGGTGACGGATCCGACGACCGTCAATCAGTCCGGCCCGCTCGACACGACCGACCCGCTGGCCGCTGCCGCCTCCGGCGCAGATCTGGCCGCGACCGCTCTGAACGGCGCCCAGGTGACGGCGCTCCTCGAGGTCCTGGGCCAGATCGCCACCGGCACGATCGACAAGGACGCAGCCGTGGCCCTGATCACGGCGGCCTTCCCGACGATCACCGAGGCGCTGGCCTCGCAGATGGTGGACGGCACGAACGAGACACCGCCGGGGGATCCGACCAATGCAACCTGAGCGCCGATACCTTTCGCTCGCCGATGACGAGACGCCCTGCTCCCTGTTCATCGAGGAGCGGGACGGCGAGGCACCGAAGATCAAGGGCATCGCCCCGCCGTGGGATTCGCTCTCGGTGGACCTTGGCGGCTTCCGCGAGAAGTTCACGTCGACCGCCTTCGACAAGGTCCTGTCGAAGCGGCGAATCGACGTTCCGATGCTCTGGAACCACGACGACTCGAAGCCGCTCGCGCGGACGACGAACGGGACGCTTCGCATCGAGAAGACGGACAAAGGCCTGGCGTTCGAGGCCGACCCGGTCGCGACTCCGACGGCCGCGGAGGTCCTGACTCTGATCAGGTCAAAAACGATCTACGGATCTTCCTTCGCCTTCACGGTCAACGCGAAGGGCGAGACCTGGGAAGAGGATGAGCGCGGCAACGTCACGCGGACGATCACCGAGGCCGCCGGCCTGTTCGACGTTTCCCCAGTGACGCGGGCCGCCTACCCGAATTCCTCCGTCGGCCTTCGATCCCTGTCGGCCTGGCGCGAAGCCCGCGGGCTCGTCCACCACAGGGACGAGGGCCGCGGACTTGTGATCTCGCTCGACTTCGACCAGACGTTCACCGCGGCCCCCGGCCTGTGGCGGTCGTTCGTGACCGACGCGACAGCCCGCGGGAATCGCGTGGTCTGCGTGACCCGCCGCGAGGACACCGAGGAGAACCGGGCCGCGCTCACGACGGCCTTCGACGGCCTCGAGCTCGCGGGCCTGGTCCTCGCCGGCCCGACGCGACAGAAGCGGGAGGCCGCCGCCGCCGCCGGAATCGAGGTCGACATCTGGATTGACGACAAGCCGGAGACGATCCCCGAGGCCGCCGCCGCGCCGGCCACGGAGACGCCGCGGTCGTTCAAGGTCTCGACGCTCGCCGGGGCCAAGGCGGCCGCGGCCGCAGCCGTCGCGAGGATGCGGATCCATGCCGGGTAAATGCCCGCAGTGCGGGGGACGCTGCCGCGTCGACTCCTCGAAGCGGGCCGGCCCCGTCCAAGTGCAATACGTCGAGTGTCAGTCCTGCCGGCAACGCCGCCGCCAGGTCGTCCCGGCCGACGCCGTCTGGAGACGCAAGCGATGAGCATCGCATCCGCACCGCTGGCAGTCGCCAGCCCATTCGTCGAGATCGCGTCGGCCGTGAAGGCCTACATCGAGACCGCGAAGTCTGCCGCGGCCGACGGCATCACCTGGGCCGAGTTCGGCGAGTTGCTCGTCGGCCTCCTTCGGCTGTCCGTCCGCCTGGCGGACCTTCTCAGTGTCTCCGGCCCCGAGAAGAAGGCGATCGTCCTCGAGGCGGTCGCGGCCCTGTTCGACGCCGTCGCCGACAAGGCTGTCCCGGTTCTCCTGTGGCCGATCTGGATCGCGGCCCGGCCCGCCGTCCGGTCGCTCGTCCTGTCGCTGGCCGCCGGGGCGATCGAGCAGATCCTGCCGCTCGTGAGGGCCATCGGATGATCACGCTCGTACTCCTCGCTCTCGCCGCCTACGCCGTCGCCGGACCGCAGATCCTGGAGCAGATCAAGAAGGCGGCGGGCGTGGTGACGCTCCCCAAGATCACAGGCCGGCACGTCGCCGGGGCGGCCCTCGTCGCCGCGGCGGCGCTGTCCTGGGGATCCGGGAGCCGGCGGGAGCCGACGCCGGCTCCGCCGGCCCCGGATGTGGCCCTCGACCTCCGCGGCAAGTTCGCCGGGCCTGACGCGGCCACCGACGCCCAGACGACCGCGGCCCTCCTCGACGAGCTCGCGTCCGAGATCGAGTGGGACGGCATGCAGTCCCAGCCCCTGATCGCGTCGGGCGTCGCGGTCGACGAGCTGCGGCAACGCGCCCGCGAGCTGCGGTGCCGTGGCGTCAGCCTGGGCGAGAAGCATCCACGCGCCCGCGAGGCGATCCGCGCCTACCTCGACCAGGCCGCCGGCACGTCCGGCGCGCCCCTGACGCCCGAGACCCGCTCGAAGTGGGTCGCGGCCTACCGCACCGTCGCCAGGGCCGCCGCCGATGCCGCACGATAAGCGCTACCTGATCCGCCTTCTCGCGGTCGCCTTCCTCCTGGGCATCGCCCTGGTGGCGGCCGTCGACGGCTGCACGGGCCACCCCGAGACGATCGCCGGCAACGGCGGCAACTACGGCTACACGCCGGACCCGGACGGCGTCCGCCGGTTCCTGGCCGAGCTCGACCAGCCGCTCTTCCGCGAGGCCGGGGCCGAGACGATCGCCAAGGCGAAGGGCGTCGACACGTTCCTCTACCGGGCCGCCCAGAAGGCCCACCAGGCCCGCTACGGCCTGCCGTGGGTCGTCGAGCGTCAGGGCATCGGGGATTGTGTTTCGTGGGGCTGGGCTCACGGGATCTACGTCGCCCAGGCCGTCGACTGGGAGA